AATTGCCGCCGGCGGCGATGTTAAGATTGGACATCCCAACAATCCAACTATCAAGGTTTCTATAAATGGAAAACTAAGTGTCGGTGTTAATAATCCTGATCCTGATGTGGATCTACATGTTCGTGGAGGCATTAAGTTTAACAATAAAAAACATATGAGTGGTAATGAACCACCTAAGGGCGGAACATATAATCTAGGTGATATTGTTTGGAATGATAGTCCTAGACAAACATCATATGTTGGTTGGGTATGCACCAAAGCAGGAAATCCAGGAATTTGGTCACCATTCGGCGAAATTAAGTAATAGCCATGTCTGTCTTAGTGATAGGCAACGGTGAAAGTCGCAAATTTATAAAAATCAAAGATACCTTTAAAAACTTTGTCCTCATAGGGTGCAATGCCATTCATCGAGATATTCCTGTCCATCATCTTGTATGTTCAGATAGGAGAATGGTTGAGGAAGCATTGTCAAGTGAGAACACAAAGAACACACTAATTCATACCAGAAAAGACTACTTCAATTATTACAGTAAAAATTTTAAAAATGTTAAATCATTTATAGAACTTCCCTACGAAGGAAATAATAAGGCTGACGATCCAATTCACTGGGGTAGTGGACCATATGCCGTACTTACTGCTGCCCAAATAGAAAGTGAAAATAATATATACCTTCTTGGATTTGATTTATATCCTATTGATAATAAATTCAACAACATCTATAAGGATAGCATGCATTATCAACACAAGGGCAGTTCGCCCGTCGATTTTTCCTTTTGGGAATATCAAATATCAAAAGTTTTTGAGAACTTTCCAAATAAATCTTTCACGGTATTAAATCATGAAGATTGGAAGATGCCTAGATCCTGGAATAAAACAAATGTAGATTTTAAGATTTTGGCAACCAAGAACTTGACTATTGCCTAAATAGATCGTATAATTAGTTTTATGTTTAACAAAGGTCTTGGCGTCACCCCTTCTAATTCTGCCGCCATTATTAAAGCAAGGAGATAATAATGGGAAAACATTACAGTACAAAACACTACGGACACAACATTGGCTTATCGGCAGTATTCCGTCAACCTAACGCAGATCATTCACACTGTCATTTGCTACACGGTTACAGTCTAGCATTTACATTTACATTTGGATGTGATTATCTAGATAACAAGAATTGGGCAGTGGACTTTGGCGGACTAAAACCTTTGAAGGCTTGGCTAGAAGATAACTTTGATCACAAGGTAGCAGTAGACATTGCAGACCCGCACTTGGATACACTAAAGGATCTTGAAGCAAAAGGTTTGGCAGAACTTAGAATCTTTGATGGTGTTGGTGCAGAAAAATTTGCCGAACATGCATTCAACTTTGCAGACAAACTAATTAGAGAACAAACAAATAATCGTTGCTATTGTGTTCGTGTAGAGTGTGCAGAACACGGTGCAAATTCAGCAATCTACGAAGGATAACGAATGAAAATATTTATAGTATATGTTTGGATGACTATGGCGTATATGCCGTGGGACATTGTTAAGGTGGGCGAGTTCGCAAACTGTGATCAAGGCATTGCCGCGGCAAATAACTTCTATCCAGGATACGTAGCACTACATTGCATTACGCCTGATCTAACTCCGCCCGGGGGAGTAAATTCATGAGAATTATAGCAGGACCTTGCCAACACGAAAATCTAGCAGACAGTTTAGAGATTGCAAAGGAATGCAGTCGCGTCTGTAAGAAATACAAGGTAGACTATATTTTCAAGGCCAGTTATGATAAAGCCAACCGTTCAAATCTAAAGGGTATACGAGGACAAGGACTCAGTAAAACCGTAGAAGACTTTGCGGAACTTAAAAAACAGACTGGCGTAAAAATTATTACTGATGTTCATAATGTAAACGAGGTTCTTAAGATAGGAGCCTACTACAATGACATCATTGATGTGTTACAGATTCCTGCGTTCTTGTGCAGACAAACGGACCTAGTCCGTGCTGCGGTCAAGACAGGTATGATAGTTAATATTAAAAAAGGACAGTTCCTTGCACCGTGGGATGTTGAAAACATTCTATCTAAGACGGAAGGTGCCAAGGAAGTGTGGATAACAGAAAGGGGAACAAGTTTTGGATACAATACTCTGGTCACTGATTTCACTGGCCTTCAGTTTATGCTCTCTAATTATAACGTTCCCATTGTTTATGACATTACGCACTCCGTTCAAAAACCCGGAGGTATGGGCACTAGTAGTGGCGGTAATCGTGAGTATGTGCCTGGCTTGGCTCGTGCTGCATCTGCAATGGGTGTAACTAACTTCTTCTTGGAAGTTCACAAGGATCCAGACAATGCACCAAGTGATGGACCCAATGCATTGTATTTGAATGACTTCAAGAATGTAGTTGCAGATATCGTTAAATATTCTTACTCTGATTAGGGAACAAAATGAATGGATCCAGAAAAATTAACAAAAGAACAAAGAAAAGCATATAAAATTCAAAGAAAATTTGAAAAGGAGCAGATGCGATTAAGGAAGTCGTCTTCTCCGATAGAAAATAATACCGGCATTCCGACAATACTTTGTGTAAGGTTCGGAAACAAATACGGTATTTCTTATGTAGAAAAACTAAGGAACATGGTAAAAAGACACACCACAATTCCTTACAAACTTGTATGCCTTACTGACGATCCTCAGCCCATTGAAGGCGTACAACTAATTGTTCAAAAAAATGCAGGATACGCCAAGGGTTGGTGGCACAAGGTTCATATGTTTGATTCTAAACTTCCTTTAAGCGGTAGAATACTATACATGGATCTAGATATTGTAATATGTGGTAACCTAGACAAACTACTACAGATTGAGGGGAAAACTTTTATGGGAATTAGAGATTTCAATAGAAGATTTCATCGAGACTGGAAATATCTTAATAGCAGTGTAATGAGTTGGATCCACGGTAGTCAAGAAAGCATTTATACACAGTTCAAAAGCAATCCTCAACTTGCCATGAGAATGCATGGAGATCAGGATTGGACATGGAAATGTGCAAAGAACAAAATTAAATTTTGGCCGGAAATGTGGATACAGAGTTATAAATGGGAAATACGAGATAGAAGCGAACTACAGGTTATAAATGGAGTAAGGCAATTTGCTAATCAGAAAGATGATGTTGTCATTCCAGAGGATTGTAGCATAGTTGTTTTCCATGGATCGCCCAATCCTGAGATAGTTCATGATAAATTTGTTAGGGATAATTGGAAATGACCGTAAGCAATAGATTCATATTTGATGTTGATGGCACCCTAACTCCGAGCAGGCAAAAGATGGATCCACAGTTTCAGAAATGGTTTATTAATTTTCAGGAACAGAATTATGTTTATCTGGTAACAGGTAGCGATAGGGCAAAGACACTAGAGCAGGTAGGTAATACAGTTTATAATTTTGCTGAAAGAGTCTACAACTGTTCTGGTAGCGACGTTTGGGAACAGGACAAGAATGTACACAGTAGTGAATGGCACCTACCAGAACTGCCAACACAATTCCTAACTCAGTGCATGACCGAGAGTGAATTTGTTTTAAGAACAGGATTACATTTTGAACATCGTCCTGGTATGTGCAATTTTTCAGTTGTTGGAAGAAATGCTACACTTGGTGAAAGAAAGTTATATGTGGAGCATGACATTAGAATAGACGAACGCAACAGAATAGCAAAGGCGTTTGAAACTATGTTTCCAGAAATACAAGCCAAAGTTGGCGGCGAAACAGGTATAGATATTTTTCCAAAAGGATCTGACAAGAGTCAAATTCTTAGAGATTTCGATCCAAAGAATGACATCCTGCATTTCTTTGGTGATGCAATGCATCTAGAAGGAAATGATTATCCATTAAAGAAAGTAATCATTGACAACGACCTCGGTCACTGCTATAATATAAAAGACTATAAAGAAACTTGGAAAATATTACGTGATGAATTCTCAAACCCAGACTAAACGCATAGGCTTTGCCTGCAAATACATGCATCCTGATCAAACTCAGAAGAAGAAACTTCTTGAGGAAATACAGCGTCCACTTAACACACGTTCAACAACTGTTGCTTGGTTGAATAGACAAACACGTGAAGTTGCTGAACAACGTTTGTGGGACATTATGGTTCATAACATACAAAGTTATTGGAACCTTGTTAACTATGTAGGAGGACTACCGAATGAATTACGTATGGTTAGGTTGGGAAGTGACGTCCTACCTGTTTATACTGAGCCTACTTGGTCTTACTTCTGGCGCAAGCCTGATGTACGACAATATTGTGAAAGGAACTTGGCTCACGTCGGCGCAAAGGCTCGTGAACTGGATGTTAGGCTTTCTATGCATCCTGGTCAGTTTACTGTACTTGCGTCAGATAATCCCGATATCGTTGAACGGAGCATAGAAGAATTTGAGTATCACATTGACATCGCCAGGTGGATGGGTTACGGTAACAATTGGCAAGACTTCAAGTGTAACGTCCACATCTCCGGTAGACAAGGTCCAGCCGGTATCATCAACGTCCTTCCAAGACTGTCTCCAGAAGCACGAAACTGCATTACTATTGAGAACGATGAAATGTCGTGGGGCATCGACGCAAGCCTCGAACTTGCCGACCACCTCGCACTCGTACTTGACATACACCATCACTGGGTCAATAGTGGAGAATACATTCAACCCACCGACGATAGATTTAGTCGCATAGTAGACAGTTGGCGTGGTGTGCGTCCTGTTATTCATTACTCAGTTTCACGAGAGGACGTTTTGGTTGATTTTCCAAAAGACAAGAAACCTAACATGGATTTTCTTTTACTTGAAGGATACAAGAAACAGAAACTTCGTGCCCATAGCGATTATATGTGGAATGATGCCGTAAATGAATGGGCTCTAACATTCCGTGACTATGCTGACATAATGGTAGAAAGCAAGGCTAAAAACCTAGCAAGTATTAAACTTTTTGAATCAATTCCTGAATATAATTTACTTGACATTTGATAATAATTTTGCTATAATATAACTAAATTAACAGGCAAAGAAAGAGGCTTATATGTCAAAAAAGACCCAAACATGGACACCCTACTTCAGTATTCACGATATTTTTGAAGTTTATCCAAACATTGATCCAAAAACTAGAGAAGTTATTAGAGCAGACGGAACCAAAGGTCCTAAGATGCCCGATGGTGGCGTTAGATTGAGATTTACAGGCGAAGTTCCTAATTGGTATGCACAGCGTGAAAAAGTCTATCAAGAAGAGTTTGGACCGTTAACTAGCAAGAATCCAAATCCCCTCGAGCATTTATTACAAAACAAGGACGACATTTTTGGAGGACTTTATTGTTATGCTGATTCTTTTTTTGAACCATATGATGGAAGTGGATACATTGGTATAGGAACCAGTGGAAGGATGAGTAAAAAGAACGGTAATGATCCTTTTGGTTGTGGTAGTCTTAGTAGAATATGGAAACACGTTCTTAAGGTTCTAGGTCGAAATGATTCATGTAATATCAAATTAACAGGAGGCTGGAAGGTACACAAGGAATTAAGAAATGCCAGCCAAGGTGATCCTCTTGCAAGAGATGCAAAATTTAGTTTTTATATCGATTATGATAGTGATCAAAAAACGCTTGGAGATTATGAAAGTGCCATGCAAGAACATAGACTAGGAAAGTATGGATCGAAATTTCCAATCAACGAATTACCTGCAAGTGTGCTTACTAAATTTCAAAGGCTTCCTATATGATTGACCACTTTTATTCTACAATTTGTTCCGGGGTCATAAATATTATTCCAATGGGAGATAACAAATGACAGTACAGGCACAAACAAATAAAATATTAATTGAAAATAAAATTGGTAGAAAAATGTGGGTATGGGATTCTGATTCTTTCTATACACAAAGATTGCAAGCAGGTCCTTATCAAAAACAAAATCTATTACACTTAAGAAAACTATGTCCTAATCCGAGAACCATATTGGACATCGGAATGAACATAGGCATGAACACTTGGGAATATGCAACATTTGCCAAAGATGTGCATGGATTTGAACCGGTTCCTGAGACATACAAAGTTGCTGTTGATAATATTGCACTTAACAAAAATGATTATAGAAAAGATGTTGGATGGTGGCCGCAGGATGGTTCCTATGCAAGTTTAGAAGTAACAGGTAACATACAAACATATAATGTTGCACTTGGGCCTCATGGCGGACCAAGTAAGGTAGAGATGCACATTAAAAAGAATGACGGACATAATAGAGTAGCCAATGATAACGGTGATTTTAAAACAGTATCAGGAAAAGATATTAAACGCAACGAAGGATATGCAAGGGTAGAAATAGATCAAAAAACTCTTGATTCATACAACTTTCAAGATGTTGATATCATTAAAATTGATGTAGAAGGATATGAATTGCCGGTTTTAGAAGGAGCAACAAAAACTATTGAAGATAATAGACCAATTGTCCAGATCGAGTGTGTTGAAATACAACCAAGAGCATTCGGCAGAACAATTCAAGAACTATTTGACTATTTTAATGATAGAGATTATGTTATTACAACCGCCGACGGAATTGTAAGAGGTCCTGAATGGTGTTACGTTAAAAAAATGATGGACAGATTTATGATTCCTGCTGAGAGAACAGATTTATACACTTTACCAGAAGATCAACCTGTAAATAATCTCTTCGAGCAAATTTAGCATAAATACACTAGATGTTAAAAGAACTAAAAGATTTTATATCAGAAGCAGAATCCTCAAGACCTACGCTAGTTCTTGAAAAATTGCCATACGATAGAACTGCTCTTGCGCCAGTGATGAGCAAGGAAACTATTGATCTTCACTATGGTGTTCTGTCAAAAGGTTACGTTGATCGCTTTAATAATAAGGAAGGTGATGACGATTTTAATTTTGGCGGAGCAACACTTCATAACATGTATTGGGCGACACTACAACCGCCAAGCACCGCTAATCGACCAACAGGTGCAAGTGAAGAATTAATTAATAATAAATTTGGATCATACGAAAAATTCAAAGAAGAATTCATATCTAAAGCCAAATCATTACAAGGCAGTGGTTGGTGCTACATGGATGTAAAAGGCAATATAGCCACACTTCCTAACCAAGCATTTAAGAAAACAATGCGAATAGCACTTCCAATTGATATGTGGGAACACTCGTATCTACTAGATACAAGCAAGGACAAATACCTTGATGGGATCTGGAGAATCATAAACTGGTCAATAGTAAACGATAGACTACAAGGAGAATAATATGTTTACGTGGTTAAAAAAGATTTTCGTGCCAGCAGAAACTACTGAGCCTTTGGTGCTCGATAAACCTGTTGTTATGAAAAAAGCAGAACTAACAAAGATGTCAAAGAAAGAACTAGAACAACTAGGTAGAGCTCATGGCATTGAGTTAGACAGACGATTAACTAAAACTAAATTAGTTAATCAAATTTGGAAAGAAGTTAGACCTAAAAAATAAGGAGACTAATATGTTAGATAAATTTAAAGGTTGGGTAGCAAAACGTTTCACAGAAAGAACATCGTGGGACGGAGCAGCACTGATCGCACTAGGTATCGTTGTGCTGATCGCTAAACCACTAGCAGGCATTCTTGCGTATGCAGCAATCGCATACGGTGCTTGGACAATCTACAAGAGTGAATAATGGCCGACGTAGTCAATCTTACAGATTCGGCTAGAAGGCACATGGAAAGCCTTATTGAGAAGCAGGGCCAGCCTATCGTCAGACTTCAGGTCAAGGGCGGTGGCTGTGCCGGCTTTCAATATGAATGGAAGATGTCAGACTCTAAGGAATTTGATGACGAAACAATACAATTATCAAACGGTGAATTTGCAATAGACAGTGCCAGCATGCTATACGTAATAGGTACTGAAATAGACTATGTGGAAGAAGTGTTTGGTTCCTACCTACAGATTAAAAATCCTAACTCAACATCCAGTTGCGGTTGCGGCGAAAGTTTCGCAGTTTAATATTTAGAAATAGTTAGATCGCTACCAGCAGGCATATCCCATATCTGCTTATTTTCAACTCCCTTGCGTTGGGCAAATCTCTTGGCATCACAATCACCACAGACATGGAAAAAATTATTGTTTAATCGGGCTCTGCTTATCTTTTTTAGATCCCTGGTAAATACACTGTCACAGTTATCACAACGGAGTTCTACTATGGTTTTAACACGATTATACTTGTGTTCCTTTCCCAACTTACTCCTTCGTGTGTGTTCTGTTTTAACTTTTTTAATGCCTAAAAACATAGTTATATTTACTATTTTACATTAGGCTTATAGAATTATTTGATAAATATTAGAGCAAAGAGGACCTTTCAGGGGATAAAATGGCAAGAAAAGTAATTGATGTTGGTGTTGTTGGAAATGACGGAACCGGTGATAGTATCCGTGATTCGTTTACCAAGGTAAACGACAACTTTAGAGAATTATACAGTTCACTAGGACTGGGCGAAAGATTAACCTTTCTAGGACTGGACGACACTCCATCCAATTTTGTTGGACAAGAAGCCGCAGTTGTAGCAGTTAACGATACCACAGACGGACTGCAATTTAAACAAATTACAGGTGGTACAGGTGTATTAGTAGATACTACATCTAATTCAAACCAAATTATTGTTAGCACAAAATTTTCTGAGATATCAGGAGATCCTTCACCACAGTTAGGTGGAGATCTGTCTGTACAATCAGGCGGTACTACTTATAAGATCAAGGACCTTGCTACTCCTACTGAAGACACTGAAGCAGCAAATAAATCATACGTAGACACAAAAATTTCACGTGCAGGTGTAGATGCTATTGATCCTGCAACGGGTATCACCCAGTCAGCATTTGGAACCATGAGTGGACCATTAATACTTTCTCGTTCACCTGAACCAGATGACGATGAAAGATTTGACGGATTGATTGCTGCAACTAAGGCATACGTTGACGGATCATCTTTCGGTTCAAGTGTTAATCTGTATGTTGCGACATCAGGACAGGATGATCGTCCTGGTGTTTCTGAAGCATTACAAGGAAGAGCACTTGCATATGCATACAGGTCAATCGAAGCAGCCTGTAGGAAAGCAGAGGAAGTACTACTAGAATCCAATGATGATATTGGTCCTTATGAGAAAAAATTAACATACGATAACGGATCAAAAAGCGTAGAACTTGCAGACATTATAACTTCTCCAATATCCGGTATAGGGTTTGTTGGAACTGCAAGGATGAGCGTTGACACAATATCAATAAACAGTATTGGAACAAACTACCAAGCAGGTGACATAATAGAACTTGCCGGCGGAACGGGAGATCCGGCAAGATATGAAGTCCTTACAACAGTGACCACACCAGGAGCAATTGTTACATTTAGGCAGTTGTCATCTGGTAACTATACAGCATTACCAGGATCAAGTAATGTTGCAACCACAACAGATAGTGCATTTGGTAGCGGTGCAACATTTAATGTTACCTACAAGGTTAATAACGTAACCATTACTAATGGTGGTAGTGGACACAGTTTGGTTTCCGTTCGTATTACTGGTGGAGGCGGAAGTGGTGCTTTTGGTATTGCAACCGTAACTGGTGGTGTAATCACTGACATTGACATTACCGATAGTGGTGGTGGATTTACAAGCCTACCAACAGTGGAAGCGGACCTTCCGAGATTCTTACTTAAAACAGAAGGATTAAGAACAGACTTTACTGGTGATGTTCTCACAGACACTGAGGTAGCATTTAGAACCAGAGATATTAGAGAAGGGCTCTTCATAAAAGGATTGACTTCAGGAGCACAGGCACAGATACTAGGACACGAAGGTGCACTAGATTCTAACGGTAATGAAATTTTTGATGTTGATATAAAATTCGGAACCTTCCAGGAAGGTGAAGAACTTTCATATGGTGACATTACCAATCAAACACAGATTTCAATTCTGGTTGAAAGTGGAATATACGAGGAAAACTATCCAATCAAGGTTCCGCAAAACGTTGCCATTATCGGTAATGAATTTAGACGCTGTATTGTTAAACCAAGGAAAGGAACTTCAAGTTCTCCATGGGCATTCCAAAGATTTAGAAGAGACACAGAGATAGATGGACTAGAAACAGCAACACAATTGTTTGGTTATCACTATCTCGAGGATCCAACTCAACCTGTATACCCTAAGATCAATAATGGCGGTGGATACAAATCTTCAGCACAATTAATCAAGTTAAACAGGATATTCTTACAGAATGAAATTACTGCGTGGATTAACTATCAAATAACAAATAATATTGCTCCTTTTAGCACATCATTTACATATAACGAGAGTCTTTGTAAGAGAGATGTAGGGTTAATACTTGATGCAATGATCTTTGATATCAAGTATGGAGAGTATAATAGAACAATATCCGCTGGTCTCAAGTACTATCAGAGTGCTAGTGGTAGGATAGCAATCACAACACAGTTATCCCAAACAATTGCTGCATTAGAATACCTAGAAAGCATACTGGATAATATTATAAACAATGATGCCATAGGTACTCTTTATCAAACTACATTTCCACAGATAACTGACGGCGCCTTTGTTAAGGAAACTGGCACTGAACAGGTTCTTGCTGATTTATTTGATGCACTGATTGATGTTATTGACGGGTCTGGTTCTGTAAACTATCCTAAGGACAACGAGAAACTGGATGTGTTCCTATGTAATGATGCGGTTATATTAAGAGCACTGACAATGCAAGGCCATGGAGGCTTCTCCATGGTGCTGGATCCAACAGGACAGATACTTGCTAAGTCGCCCTATGCACAAGAGTGTGCATCATTCTCTAAATCAATTAACGCTCAGACATTCTCTGGTGGTATGTTTGTTGACGGATTCTCGGGTAACCTACAGTTTAGACATGCATCTTCAACTTCACCAACTAGAATAGAAGTTACTGGGTTGGATAGATTTCCTGAATTACCAGCATCATTCATTGTTGGTGATGACATCTTTAAGGTTAACTATGTAAGAAACTTTTCATACAGCCCAAGCGGAAGCTCTGCTTCGTTGGTATTGGATGAGACTACTCCTTTTAATTTAACTCCAGGATCACAAACCATAACGAGCATCAGTGTGGGAGACCCTGCTATCATAACCAAAGTTGATCATGGACTACAGGCAGGAGCAACGATTGTCTTTACAACAACAGGATCTTTACCCACAGGAATAACTGCTGGTAAAGAATACTATGTCTCTGAAAGTGGCTTAACAAATAATACTTTTAGAATAACAGAAAAATTCTTAAGCGATATTGAAGTAATTACGTCAGGAGCAGGTTCAGGCACACACAGTTATCAGAGAATATATGAAATACTAATGCCTGGTAACAGATCAATGCTGTCCAATGACTTCACGCAGATTGCGGACATGGGTTACGGACTATTGGCAACGAACGGTGGATTGACTGAAGCAGTGTCAATGTTTACCTACTACTGTTACACTTCATACTATTCTCTCAATGGTGCACAGATTAGATCCATTGCTGGATCATCCGCACATGGTGTTTATGCACTGGTGGCAGAAGGATCCGATCCACTCGAAGTTCCAACTCCGACTTCACTCTATTATGATGTTGCACAAAGAGTAGATTGTTATTTCCCTAGTTCATCATTCCAGAATGTTAGTGGCGGTTTGGACATACACGTAACAAATTACGATTATACTCCACTGAATAATTCAGAACTGGAAGTTGATCACGGAAATTTAATTTATAGATATCCTGTGACATCAGTATCAACCACTGATTTACCTCCAGGGGTTGCAAAACTAAATCTTACTTCGGATGATACAGGAAACTTTGAAGGACTATTTGCAGTCATACCAGATGGTACAAAAATGTCATTGAGATCCAACTCTCAAATTATTCTAACTGGTGAACTAGCAGACGTTGCTACAAGACCTTCAACAGGTTTACGCTTTTCTGAATCACCAACTGATGTTTATCGTGTTCTACAGTTTGAGGATTATGACGATGAAGCAGATGGTAGAGGAGCATTGGATGTAGAATTTACAGTAGCAGATCCAACCGTATTAACTTTTACAATAACTGTAACAGATATTGCAGGAACGGATACGCTAACGACTGATAGAAATCACGGTTTACGAATTGGCGATACTTTTACTCCTAAGGCAACGGCAAATGGTTTAACTGGTGGACAAACATACTATGTATATGATGTTCCTACTTACAACACACTACAACTTTCGACCACATCAGGCGGAAGTTTATTAAGTGGATTAACAAATGGCAGTGGTTTGTCATTGGTAAATGTTATTGCTCACAAACAGTTGGCTGATTATAGATTACAGTTTGACTCAACAGGTACACTACCAACAGGTATAGAAGCGGGTAAAACTTACTTTGTTTTAGAAACTAATCTAACAGCAACAACGTTTGAAATTGCAACTGTAATTAATGGTGCTCCGGTAGAAGTAACTGCACCTGGAACGGGCAGCATTACTGCCGTGGCAGATGGTATTACCAAAACTACACTTAGAGAAAACTATGACTACGTCGATCTAACAGTTTATCAACCAAGTGAGAGCATAGGAACCACGGGTGCAAATCCTGTAACCCCAGGGCCACTTACTACCCTTTCAAGCATTTCAATTGCATCCCCTGCTGTGTTTACAACCAGTTCACCACATGGGTTTTCACAGGGTGATGTTATCAAGTTAGAAACTACTGGTACATTACCAGTAGGATTAAATGAAAGCACACACTACTTTATTTCAAATAATGATGCGGATGGATTAGGTGCAAGTTCGGTTCAATTTACTGTAACAACTGTGCCGCCCTCACTTGCATCATCAGTAGAAGTTGATACTTCTGGTACACAAAGCGGTACTCAGAGTTTTGCCAAAGTATTAGGTAGAGCGGGCGATACAACAATTACTGTTGTTCCTGTCGCTCCTGAAGAAAGAAGCAGAGTTAATAATTCTAGATTCGTTTACAGGGGAGAGGAATACATAATTGATTTATACGAATCAGAAGAAGACCTAAACGAGAACTATGCTAGAATTACTCTTAACAGACCATTAGAAGATTCCGTAATAGAATTTGAAGGTTCGTACACCATTAGGAGTGCCGTTCCGATTAGATCATTCGGTGCTTACGGTAATCTTACAATTAGAATTTCACTAACACGTGTAACAGGACATGATCTACTAGAAATTGGAACAGGATCTTATGCTGATACAAACTATCCAAACGAAATTTACGGTCCGGCGGTTAATGCACTAAATGATTCTAACGAAACTGATGAAAGAACAGTGGGACGTGTGTTCTATGTAACCACTGACCAATTTGGTAACTTTAATGTAGGACCTTACTTTAGAGTTGACCAAGGAACGGGACGAGTTACATTCTCTGCTGCGATTGCATTGAGTAACTTGGATGGTATTGGATTCAAGCGTGGTGTTCCGATTTCGGAATTCTCGACTGATAGTTCATTCTCTGACAACGCGGTTGATACGGTTCCAACTGAGAACGCAGCAAGACTATATATCGAAAGAAGATTGGGTATCACACACAGTGGTGCTCCTGTCATTCAGGCTAACCTAATACCACCAATTACTGGTGGATACATGGCACTCGATGGTCAGTTAGCCATGAAGGCCAACATGAATTTGGATCAAAATAAGATTGTAAATCTTGCTGATCCGGTTAATCCTCAGGATGCTGTTAATCTACAAAGTTTAACCTATGCTAACCTACAGGAATTTACCTTTACGGATCTTAAGGCAAATGACATCATGGTGTTCACTGGCGTGGGTAATGACGCCATCAATGCTTCCGTGGTTGGTGATATTACACTTAACATAGATTCAACAGCAAACACAATTGACGCACAGATTGAACCTAACGTAATTCTTAATGCTGATGTAAACACAAATGCAGGAATTGTGCAGAGCAAACTATCAATGACACTCGCCAGTTCAAGAGCAGCGGCTCCTACGGGAACTGCCGCAGTCAAGCAGGCAGCAAGTGGTGTTTCGAGTTATGACAATGCGGTATTCACGGTAACTGATGGATTCGTAACACTAAAAACCAATGGTGTTGCTAAAACTAAACTTGCACAGGTT